ATGGGCAAACAATTCAAAGTAGTAGATTTATTCTGTGGAGCAGGCGGACTTCACATGGGATTTGAAAAGACCGGGTATGACATCAGGCTTTGTGTTGATAACGATAACCTTGTAGAAAAAACGCATAAAAGGAACTTCCCGAACATTCCTTTCATCAATAAAGATATCAGGGAATTGTCATCGGACGAAGTCAAGAAATATCTCGATGGTAGCGATGTAGACATCGTCATTGGTGGTCCCCCGTGTCAAGGCTTTTCAACAATTGGTAAGCGAGTATCCTCCAATCCTGAAGTGAGGGCCGAACACGATCCTCGCAATGAACTGGTACTGACGTATGCAAGACTCATCCGTGAATTGCGTCCAAAGTTTATTGTTATGGAAAACGTAAAAGGTATCCTTACTATGAAAGGTGGAGCATATCTTGCAACTGTTCTCAAGGAATTAAAGGGTGCAGGATATAATGTAGACTATAGACTTATAAACATGGCCGACTACGGGGTACCTCAAATTAGAGAGAGAGTCATAATAATAGGAAACCGCATGGGGCTTCCCGTTGCATTTCCCGAACCGGATCATTCGGACAATCCTAATGACGGCTTGCCAGGATGGGTACCGTGCTGGGATGTTATTAAGGACTTGGTTGGTCTGAAGGATATGCCGGAATTCAACCATGTAGCTTTAAAACATACAGATAAAATAATAGCGAGGTATAAGATGATTCCGGAAGGCGGGCGTCTTCCAGAAGATTCATTACCGCCAGAGCTGTACAGAAAAAATTTTGGCAACACATACAAGAGGCTTAATCGGTCACGGCCTGCGCTAACGATGGTTCCAGGAAATGATGCGTTTCCAATACACCCAGAACTGAACAGAAGCCTTACTGTCCGTGAAGCAGCCAGGATTCAGACATTCCCCGATGAAATGATTTTTGAAGGGAATCGAAGACAGCAAGGACACCAAGTGGGAAACGCGGTGCCCCCGCTCTTCTCCGAGAAACTGGCTAAATTCTTGCTCTTGCAGTTAGAAAAAGCCTCGGAGGAGGAAAAGGATGAACGCAATTGATTTATTTTCAGGAGCCGGCGGTTTGACTCTGGCACTAAAAAACAGTGGATTTAATGTGTTACTGGCAAATGAGATAAATGCGCGGTTCGCCGAAACACACAGTTATAATTTCCCCGATATTCCTTTAATTCTGGAGGATATCAAGCACCTGGGACGAGATAAACTGGAGGCTATACTAAAGGGGCGTGATGTCGATTTAGTAGTCGGCGGCCCGCCTTGTCAGGGCTTTTCGGTTTTCGGAAAACGAAGATTTATCAATACGCAGGGATATGAACCGCAGAACGATCCTCGGAATGCGCTTGTGTATGAGTATATTAGAATTGTGGAGATGCTAAAACCGAAATTTTTCTTTATGGAGAATGTAAAGGGATTTACAAATCTTGACAAAGGTCTATTTGTAAAAAAAATCGAAGAGCGATTTAGAGAAATCGGATATGAAAATATTTGGTGTGAAATCGTCTGTTCTGCTGATTACGGTGTACCGCAAGAACGATATCGTATGTTTATGATTGGGAACAGAATTGGAGTGAATTATGAGCCGCCGGAGAAGACGAATTTCCCAATCGGTTCTGGAAAAATGCCGGTGTACGCTACAGTTGGTAGCGCAATCATGGATTTGATGGGAAAAGAAAACCAGATACCTAACCATGTTCCTTTGGCCCATAAGCCAATTGTGGCCGCGAGGTATGGGTATGTTAAAGAGGGATGCAAACTGAATGTTGATGATCTCCCTCCCGAACTTGCGGTAGCTACACGGAGAGACTCAAAGACGGGGAAAGTGTCAAATTACAGCCACGTCTATAAACGGCTGGACAGAAACAAGCCGTCAACGACAATGGTCCCGGGGCATAACGCATTCCCAATTCATCCGATATTAAATAGAACGCTTACTGCAAGGGAAGCTGCTAGAATACAGACTTTTCCAGACACACATATTTTCTTCGGAACAAGGCAGGAACAGTGCATTCAAGTCGGCAATGCGGTTCCTCCTAAAATGGCTGAACCATTTTTAAAGAAAATACGGGAATATATTGAAAACAGTGAGGAGGTAACGCCATGAGCCATGATACAGAAGCCGCATATGCTTCATCTGAAGTAGCGGATATGATTATGCTTAACCAGGACGCATTCTTTGGGACGATGGGTACAAGTGGGCTGTGGTCGGTTTATGCGATGCGCGAAGGCGGACATCAGTGGCCGCTTGCTGATGGTGTCATTCTTGCTGAGAATACCACTCACAGCGATATAAAAATAGCATTTGAGTATAAACGGCCTAACGAGGGCGTTCACGGCATACTCACCGCATTGGGACAGTCTTTTGCTTATCTGGAAAAAGGATACGATGCATCCGTTATGGTGATTCCAGATAAGTATTCATCCCACAGTACACCAGGCGCGCACATTAAGAGAGTTATCGACGCGACCGCACCGGATATTCCGATCAGCATATATACATATGCAGCGCCAAATCTCTCCGCCGTTCGCCCCTTCCAAGGAAAATTGAACTGCGTTAGAGATATATCCCTACCAAGTTGTCGGAGTATCGGCTCTACTACGATCGCTTCTACTACAGGAAGTGTATCAACCTTATGGGCTCATATGCGTGAGGGAATGAGCCACCCAGATGCCTTTTTCAGATTCTGTCAGGCAGTAAAAATCGTTACTGCAATGGGCGAGGATTTGAGTGGGGTCAGTATCCCCATCAAACTTTCCGAAGCAGTGAAGAGAATTGATCCTTCTGTGGATGTTTATAAATATTTGTCGAATACCCCTGGGGATACTGTCTCCGATATGGCGTGGAGGTATGTCTGGTTTCATTATTATTTTTGGAACGATCTTATGCCAATCTATCGGGGCACCAGTCCGTTCACGGTAAATGATATGCCTACAAGAATTCGCCTGGATGACGATGGACATTATCAGGGACTCTTTTCTGGCCGGAGTGATTCGATAAAGTCTAAGCTGGTGAACAAACTGAATGCAAATCCTGCTGACGAGGATGCTATTTGGGAGGAATATGCCGCAAAGGTCAGAAAAGATTCTCATAGCTACCGGGAAGTTATTGATTCTGGACTGTATCATATAGGTTTTCTTGCTCCAGGTGGGACCTTAACAGATTTGGGCTATAAGTATGTTGATGCCTGTGAAAGAGTTGCAAGCGCTTATGCAGGCGTTCCTATGGAAATTTTGAGGGCGGCAGTATTACAGAACGGGCAGTATGGTGCGATGCTTCACTATTTCTACAAACTATCTGAGGAGAAATTCGAATCGGATTTATTCGCATTCGCAACGAAGGATAGCCGCGGAAATTACAAGTTTGATTCCGGGGCCTATTTGTCGTGGTTGGATGACGAGTTTACGAACACACTACACTTGGCAAAGAAAAGCACTATCCGTGCTGGTGGCACGAGAAAGCCATTTCAGGCAGAATTGTCATTTTTGAAAAAGATGGGGTTTGTTAAAGAAAATGGTCGCTCGGCAGCATATCGGGTCGGTGTCGGATTGGAAATAAACTGGCCACAAGTGCAAAACAGCATGATGTTTTTTAATGCATTGTAGGAGGGTGTTCATGTGAGACAAAGCCGATCATTCAAGGAGTATGTTAAGAATAACCTTGACAATCAGATGTGGAGGGCAATTGAGGATTTTCTGACTTCTGTTGACCCTTCTGTTCTTGATTTGCGCCTTAACAGAGTCCGGAATGTCGGCGAAATTGAGCTTTACGATACAGATTTGCAGTTTGTCGATGTATCTGACCTCCCCGGCTCAGCCATAGAATTTGATGTGGTAATGGATACCACGCTGATTGTCCACGATGAAGACCAGTACTATAATGACGAGACCGAAGCAACGCATCAATGGTTCATGCTCCGTTGCCGTGGGGATCTGGACTGCGGACTGAGTGATCTGGATATTTATGATGTTCTTGTATATGACAGCCGTAACCGTCAGAAACGCCCGCTGTCCAATGCGCTCGTGCCAATCATCTATAAAGACAATCTGGAAAAAGAAGCCGAAGCGTTCCTGCGGAAATACTACAAAGAGGCGCTTCTGCAGCCAATGTGGGTTAACCCCACCGAATTGGCAAAGCGGATGGATTTGACAGTAATCCCACACCGTATCTCAGAGGATCTGAGCGTTTTCGGACAGATTTATTTTCGGGAAACGGACGCTAAACTGTATGATGACGATAAGGCAGAAGAAATTGAAAAACATGTCTTCCCAGGAACTATTGTTGTTGACCCGTCCGTGGCTTTCCAGAGAAATCTCGGAGCATATAATAATACCATCGTTCATGAGTGTGTCCACTGGGAACTTCATAAAAAAGCGTTTGCATTGGAGCAGTTATTCAACGAGGAAGCAAGCCAAATAAAGTGTAAGGTTGTCGGTGGCATAGAAGGACCGAGCAACGATGACACTAAGTGGATGGAATGGCAGGCGAATGCCCTTGCTCCCCGCATCCAGATGCCTCTCGCTATGTTTAAGCGGCAGGCTTCCGCTACAATCCGGAAATACCGTGACGAGCTGGGTGTTTTTGAACTGTGCGAGTTGATGCCTTTCGTCATTGAAGAACTTGCGACCTTTTTCATGGTTTCCCGGACAGCGGCAAAGCTGCGGATGATCGATGCCGGGTACGAGGAAGCGGCGGGAGCGTTCATTTACATAGACGGGCATTATGTAAAACCCCACGCCTATAAGAAAGGCTCGATCAAGCATAACCAGACCTATTCTATCCCGGCGCAGGACGCAGCAATCCAGAGCATTATCAATCCCAAGCTGAAAGACGCCGACCATTATGTTTATATCGATTCGCACTTTGTTCTGAACCATCCAAGGTATGTGTATCAGAATGAAGCAGGCGAGACTTTGATGACCGACTATGCCCGGTATCATGTGGATGAATGCTGTCTGGCATTTGATCTTTCCATCCGTGGCCGGGTCGAGGAACGCTACCACAGGGAATGCTTCCTGAACCGTGATAAAAGCTCCCCTATTGACTTCGATATTGTGTATAAGGGAGAAAATGGTGAGCTTGATGCGGAAAGCAGGAAGAAATTGATCCGTGATACGGTTATGGAGGAGGCCAGGGTACTGGACGGTCTTTCCAACAACTACACGAAAGCATGGAAAGAACTGCTGAAGTGGAGGGGCATTTCACAGGCAGAACTTGCCCGCCGCACCACGATCACGGAAAAGACCATCGGGCATATCATCAATGGCGATACTATCGGAACGCTCAACAATGTGGTGCTGATGTGTCTTGCTGCCCATCTGCCCTGGGAAATGAGCGACTACTTGATTCAACGCTCCGGGCATAAGCTGCTCTTAAACAACGATGACCACAATTGGTATCGGTTTGTACTGAAGAATATGTATCCAAAAGAAATACCGGAAATACAGGCGTTCCTGCAGGAACAGGGAGCCAGTCCGCTATAAATACGGGATTATAACATGAGGAGGAAACCCTATGAGTGAAAATGTACGTCTTGGTGATGGCGTTGTGGATGAAGCAAAAGCTGAGGCTAACAACAGGATAAAAGAACTGGTTAAGATGTCAGTCAATATGTTTTTTGATTATCTGGAGAGTCAGATGAAAGACCTCCCGGATACTATCAAGCGGTTACGCAATAATCCAGAATTGGAACAGAAAGTAGAGACATTATGGTCAGAGCAACTTTTTGAAGAAGGGCTTATCCCCAAGGGATATAGCGGTCTGCCTGACAAATTGCTAATTGACAACCTCCATCAGACGGGGTATCTGGACGGACTTTATGTTGGATATGCCCTCGCTATGATGGCGATGGTAGATAACAATGCTGATGAAGACTTGATTCTTGCTGCCCGCGATTATATTCGTCCGAATTTAATGGGGCATCATTTTAATGATAGAGACGAGTTTATCTGCCAATATAAAAACGAAAAATATAGCTGGGTTGAAAAAGGCAAACGATGATCATGCCTTTTTGAGAATCAGCCTATGGATTTGAAAAAATTTGATGCGAAAATACGATAATATGGAAATCCGATTACCATGCTCAAATTAATATGAAAAGCGCCTGACAGAGCCATATGTGACCTTAACGGTCATGTATGGCTCTAATTTTTTGCCTTTTTTCAGGGGTTTTAGGAGCCGAACATGGAAATGTGCTTACAATTCCGTGTCCTGCACGAAGCGGCTAAAATGGAATTATCAAAGGGAACACCTTTGAAATAAATCAAATCCGCTTTGTGAAGTACGCGCGTTAAGCAGAGCGGTGGATACATACGGAAGTCTGAAACTGGCGTTAGTGAGCCGGTTCGGAAAATCCGATGTCCACCGTTTTCTCGCCATGCCCTCACAAGGCTGCCGGAGTCGGTGTGTCATCAGATGCACCGGCTTTCTTCGTGTCTACCGCTCGATGAGCGGTGAAAGGACACGAAATGACAGTAAATCAGAGTAAAAAGCAGGACAGGCAGTATCAGATCCCTATGGCAGTAACGGACGAGGTCATCCGCGATTTTGGCTTCAAACCGGAGGAAGTCACCTGGCGGCGCATCGGTAACCGCAAGTATCGTGTAGTGATGGTGGACGCAACCGAGAAGGAGTATCGGGCGTATATGACGCCGATCTGGGCGGAAATCAAACGGGAAGACCGGGATGGCCGCTGTATGGTAAAGGGCAAAAACGGCAAGCTGATCCGCTGCCCGGAAAGTAACCGCTGTGAGGAGTGCAAGCACTTCTCAGAGGCCAGCCGTGAGCGGAATAAGCCAGCTTCGCTCTCCGTACTGATGGATGAGGGAACAGAGCCGACCGCAGAAGGGGCGTTTGATGATGATGTGATTTATGAGACCATCTTGGAAGACCTTATTTCCATGCTGACAGAAATCAAGCCGAAGTATGGCAGGATCTTCCGTCTGCTCTATGACGGAGCCACCCAGCAGGAAATGGCGGACGAGCTGGGCATCAAGCAACGGACGGTGTCGGATGACATTAAAAAAATCCGCAGCCTGGTGCAGCCGCTGGTGAAAGACATTTTCAACCGTTAAAAAGTGAGCGGTGCTTATCATTACGATAGGCACCGCCTTTTTCAGTCCTTCTTGTAAAACATGGTTTCATAGCCGTCCGCCCGGAGATTTAGCCCCTCTATCCACAGCGGCGTCCTTCCCATCTGTTTACAGACAGCGTTTAGGGAGACATCCATGCCACACTCAATGATCAGCTCATCGTGGACATGGCCGACGATAAAGCAGTGAGACAGCGTCCGTATAGCATGCATGAGAATATCCCTGGAGATGGCCTGGACGACGTTTTCCGTGAATTTCGGGCCGTAAGATTCGATGCGCTCCCACTTCTTTGTGCTGCCGATGCCCTCATAGGTGACGGAATCGCCGCCGAATTTATTTGTCCCCATCTTCGGCTTCACATAGCAGAGCTGGCGGCCGGAAGGCAGAATGATGAACAGCATCCCGCTGCGGTAACGGAACCGGATGCCGTGCGTCTCTGTGTCAAGCCGCTGGCGGACGGTGGTTTTTACCGCATTGTCCACATCCCACCAAAGCTGCACGATGTTCGGATTGGAGGTGCGCCACGCATCCACAAGGGGCTGGAGTTCCTCCTCGGAAAGCCCCATTTCCAGCGCGCCCATCGACTTGAGCGCGCCCACCGATCCGCCATATCCGAGGGCGAGTTCGGCGATTTTACCTTTCTGTCTCAGATGTGCGTTCTGTCCGTGCTTTTCCACCGGGACATGGAACATGGCGGAGGCGCTGGCACAGTAGATGTCGCCGTTCTCCGCAAAGACCTTCAGCCGCCAGGACTCGCCGGCCAGAAAGGAAAGCACTCTGGCTTCGATGGCGGAAAAGTCAGAAACGATGAATTTGTACCCGTCCCTCGGCACAAACGCTGTGCGGATGAGTTCCGACAGGACTTCCGGCACGGAGTCATACAGTGCAGAGAGCAAGGCGTAATCCCCGGAACGGACAAGGCTTCTCGCATCTTCCAGATGCGCCATGTGGTTCTGCGGTAGGTTCTGCAATTGGATCAGCCGGCCCGCCCAGCGGCCACTGCGGTTCGCGCCATAAAACTGGAACATCCCTCTCGCCCTGCCGTCCGCACATACGGCGTTCTGCATCGCCTGGTACTTCTTTACAGAGGACTTGGCAAGCTGCCGGCGCAGTTCCAGCACCTCGGCAAGCTCCGGCGGCGCAGTTTTCAATAGTTCCTTCACGGCTTTCTTGTCCAGGGAGTCCACCTCAAGGCCGTGCTTTGTGAGCCATTCCTTCATCTGCTGGACGGAGTTCGGGTTTTCCAGGGCGGTGAGCTGCCGCATCTTTGCGGAGAGTTCTTCCCTGGAACGCTCATCAATGTCGATGGCCTGTTCCACCAGCACCATGTCAAGCTGTATGCCCCGGTCGTTGATCTCCTGGTCGAGATGATATTCCTCCCATAGGAAATCCGGCACGGGGAACTTCGACAGCTTCTGCTGGATCGCCATCTCGGTTTCCACATCCCGCTTGTTATACGCGATGAAGGTTGACCACTTCACCGGGTCATGCTCCGGAAGATTACGCATCCTGCCGCCGTTGGCCTTGGTAGGCTTGCAGGGGACGCAGAAATAGCGGATGAGCGCCTTGCCTTCTGCCATCTTCTGGTTTTCCAGCTTCAGGACTTTGCCGATCCCCTCCAGAGAGAGGGGCAGCCCCATGTACGCGCCCCATACCAGGGAGCAGCGCCAGGAGGACGGGTCAAGGTAATTCCGGACGGTATCGTCCTCTATGCTGTAGGAAGAAAAATACTGCGGATAGTTTCGGCGCAGCCAGACAGAAAGGCAAATACGCTCGAAGGACGCATTGTACGCCCACTTGATGACGGAATCGTCCGAGAGGGCTTTGATAATCTCCTCCGGTACGATGTCGCCGGACGCCAGATCATATACGGTGACCTCGCCGCCATCCACGGACACGCCGAAGAGCAGGATTTCAAAATCATGGGACTCGGCGTATTTATACACGCCGCATTTTTTCAGATCGACATCGGAAAAGGTCTCCAAGTCGATTGATAGGGTGTGGATTGCCATGTGTTTTACCTCCATAAAAACAGGCGGCAGGAGTGCTGTTCCTGCCGCCCGGTGCGCATTGCTTATTCCTCCGGCTGTTTTGCCGCCTGGCGTTTTTTCTCCCTGTGCTTCTTGAACTTTGTCCAGCACCAGTGCAGGAAGTCGGTGATCCAGTACACGATGCTGCCGACGGCAAATCCGTACAGGAGAATGAAAATCACGATCACATCAAACTGTTTTGCGAACTCATAAAACTCTGTCATATCCATTTACCTCGCATTTTCTTTGAATGGGCGGGCGGCAGCGGTGACTGCCGCCCTGTGTTGTCTCAGGAAAGATAATCGTCATCGTCCTCGGTGGAGAAATCATCCTCGGCACGGCTCTTGCCGCCCAGCGGCTCCCCATCGGAGATCTTCTGCAGGTTGTTCAGCCCGCAGGCGATGCCCCGGTTTCCGTTGGAGTTAAAGGCATACAGGTTGATGCTGGCCCTGCCGTACACGCCGGAGTACACCTCGGAACGCTCCAGGATGGGGTTCAGGTCCGCATCCACGATGCCGGGGGCGGTGGCGGAATTGGCGTTGATGAAGTACGCATCCGCATAGACTGGATCATCGGGGCGCTCCGCATCGCCGTCACGCAGCGGGGTCTTGATGACTGAGAGCGCGGGGACGGTCTTGCCGTTGCCCTTCAGTTTGGACTCGCCCTCCTCATAGGCCGCCTGGATCGCCGCCTTGATGGCTTCCACGGTTTTCTTGTCGGACTTCGGGATGATCAGGCTGACGCTGTACTTGGGCGTGCCGCCGTTGATGCTCTTGGGGTCCCAGACATTCGCATAGCTCCAGCGGGTTCTGGGGCCGGTGATTACCTTCGTCTTATTTACGATCTTTGCCATAGTTGTTGTCCTCCTCATTTTCTTTGAAATCGTTAATGGCTGTGTTCATGGCCGGGCGCTTATCGCTCTCCGGCACAAGTACGGGTTTGCCGGGCGGCTTGTAGACAAGGCCGCCGAGCAGCTCTTCAAACTTCTTCCGGCCAAGGGCCTGGCTCATGGCCGTGATGCCCAGCAGTTTCTTCTCATAAGGCTCGTAACCGGCATCCTCGACCGCTTTGGCGACTGCGGCTTCATCGGTGTACTTCCGGTTGGAGCGGCCCTCGACCACTTTGAATCCTGTGAACTTCGTCCCGGACAGGGCTTTCTGCAGGGCGTAGTCCTTGATGTCCCCGGCCCAGGAGACCAGCTCGTCCGCTTTGGTAAGAATAGCGGCGACCTCATCATCTCCCAGGAGCGCGGGCATCTCGAAGTCATACCGTGCCAGTTCCAGGTTATATTCCGCCCGTTTGCGGCAGGTAGCTTTTGCCTTGCAGAACTGGCAGTGATTCCCGGCTTTAAACTCGCCCTTGCCCTCGTATGCCAGCTTTGCGGCAGGGGCAAGCACGGTCTCAGCCCAGGCCAGAAGTTCTTCCCGGCTCATGGTGTATGTGCTGACGTTCTCCCGGCGGGGCTGGTAGATGGTAAGGCTGACCTGCGCGATATCGTAGATGCCATCGAACAGGTCGAGGGCGCCCAGCGCATAGCAGGAAAGCTGGCTGTTCTTCTCCGCAGACACCAGGACGCCAAGCCCGTGCTTGTAGTCGATGATGTGGAGAAGCCCGTCCGAAACAATGACGCAGTCCCCGGTGCCGAAGCTGCCCTCGATCCCCACATAGCGGGAATAGTCGAGCCGCTGCTCCACAAGCACCAGCGGGTCGGCGCAGCGTTCCCTGGCCTTTGCCACTTCCTCCATCACGAAGGCACAGTAGCCGTCGGCGCAGTCCTCCATCTCCTGGGAGTAGTAGGTCAGGTTCTCCGTAGGGTCCTTCACCCTGCGGCCAAGGGCTTTTTCCACCTTATAAGCACACAGCTCATGGCAGTCGGTACCCTCCTGGGCGTATTCGCTGGGCCTGTCCGCATACTCCTCGCAGAGCCGCGCCGACGGCGGGCAATTGATCCACCTGTGGCTTGCGGAGGCGGAAAGGAAGGAATGCTTACCCATCGGTCCCCGCCTCCGGCTTTCCGAGCGCGTCCGCTTCCTTCAGAAGCCCTTCGAATTTAGAAGGGTCGATGTCCGACAGCTTCCTCGCTCCGTACTTCGTAATGAGGGCTTTCACCTCTGCTGAGTGCCCTGCCTGGGCGATCACCGTCATGCGGTGGCGCACCTCCTCAAGGGTGAGTGCTTTCGGCTTCTCCTTCGGCGGCGCATCCTCTGCCGCCTGGGAAGAAAACATCCCCGCCAGCGTGTTGGCGATTTCGATGATGGTCTCCCCGCAGGAGCGCAGCTCCTTAATCTGTAAGTCCAGGTCGCTCAATTTCCCCATCCGGCGTTCCTCCTTCCTGATTGGCCGTCTGCAGCTTTCTGGCGAGACGCTTCGCAATCACGCTGATGGCAATCAGCACATCGGCGAGTTCCTCGTCAAGCTGCCTGTCTCTGGTTGTCTCCGTGTTTTCCTGCATCCGCAGCACCTCCGTTTCCGAGCGGCTTTCCTGCCCCTCTGTCTCTGAAAGGACAGAACCGGATTTTTTCAGCGGAGAAAAATTTGCCGTCCCTGTGCCTCTCACTTCTGAAAGGACAAGGACGGCATTTTTTAGCGGTGTTTTTGCGGAAAATCTGACAGCGGCAGTTCGCATTTCAGCAGGATGCGGGCATGGTGGAACGACGGTTCGTGATTGCCTTTCTCCCGGCATCCGGGCATAAAAAGAGCAGGGAACCTCTTTCAAGATTTCCTGCTCGGTGGTGCTGCCGGTTGCGGCTGATGTTTAATTCTCTACAGTAAAAATATCTTCGATTGAGACATTGAATGCTTTTGCTATGTTCCACGCTAATACCAGTGATGGATTATATCTGCCTTTTTCTAAATTCCCTATGGTTTCTCTACGGACACCCACTAACTTTGCCAAATCTTCCTGCTTCATGTCATATTTGGCCCGATACTCCTTAATTCTATTCTTTATCATTTTCCAGCCCCCATTTTTCTTTGAAGCCATAGTAAGCAGTAGATAAAGCATAGATTGCGACAGACACCGCCCAGCCAGAGGCAAGACCTGTTATCAGCACTTCGTTTTCTTCTTTCATCCCAGCAAAGAAACAGACAAAAGAAACAAGTGCCACGGAAATCATTCCGCAATAAAATGCGCGTGAAGCTGACTTGTTCATGTATTCCTCCAACATTTCATCTGATTTGATGAAGAAATATTCAAAATCAACTGCAAAGGCAAAGAAGCCAAGAAAAGACTTCGCTTCTGTGAAAATGCCAATAAAACCTAATAGAGAGAGCAAGCCCATAAGCCCATATAAATAGCGTTTTGATTTCATAAACTATCCTCCAAAATGTGGTGTATTTCGCTCTTTATGAGATAAATATACCATATACATTGGCGATAGTCAAGGTATTGAATAACGGTGCAAAAATTATTTTTAGAAGATTCTGGCTATCAAGTGTTTGCAGGGCAAGTTACCCTCAGTCTGGCTGTTTTCTCTTGAAATATGGGCTTTCCGCCCTTGGATTTTGAAAAAGGACAGACACCCACCGCTGAAACGGAGGGTTTCTGTCCTTTCACAGTTAGAGAGGTGTAAGCCGCTCAATTTTCAGAGAAAGGATGGAAAAAGCTATGAAAACAGCGAAATCAAAAGGCCTGCCGCGCTGTACTGCGCACAGGGACTGCTTTGCCAATAAGGATGGCGTGTGCGTCTGCCTGGGTGACAATGACTTCCACGGGAAGGACTGCCCGTTTTATAAGACCACGGCGCAGTGTGACGCAGACAGGCAGAAAAGCTACGAGCGGCTGGTGCAGCTTGGCCGCACGGATCTAATTGAGCTGTATAAAGTGAGGGGCGCTTATGGGAGTCAGTAAATATAACAGTGAAGGTTACTACGACCCGACTGCCTATGAAGCCCTCACGAAAGTTGCCCAGGAGGAAAAGGCGGCGAGATACCGGCCGTTGGTGTATATCTGCTCCCCGTACTCCGGGGATACGGAGGGCAATACCAAAAAAGCAAGGCGGTACAGCCGGTTTGCAGCAGACGCCGGCATGATCCCCATTGCGCCGCACCTGCTGTTCCCGCAGTTCTTATCAGAGGAAACGGAGCGGGAGCTGGCGATTTTTATGGATCTGGTGCTGCTGGGCAAGTGTGAGCAGCTCTGGGTGTTCGGCGGCGAGGTGTCAGACGGGATGCGCCGGGAGATTGGAAAGGCGAAGCAGAAAAATATGACAATCCGTTATTTTACGGAGGATATGGAGGAAACGGAATGCAGATGACAATTTATGACGCCGTGACGGTGGGGAGCCGGTCAAACTGCGTGTATCCGAATCCCGTGACGGTCACGGATGCGGACACCATGCGGCAGGCTGCAGCCTTCGACCATGTGTGCGCGGCATATAAGCAGAACTACCGCAGCGTGGACAATTTCCTGAAAGCGGACTGTCTGCCGATGGACTGCGACAACGACCACTCAGATGACCCTGACGATTGGCTCACGCCCTTTGATGTGGCGATGGATTTTCCGGGCGTGGGGATGATCTTTGTCTACAGCAGGAGCCACATGAAGCAGAAAGGAAAACGCGGCCCCAGGCCCCGGTTCCATGTGTATTTTATCTGCACGGAGACAACAAATTCAGAGATTTACAGCTCATGGAAAGACAGATTGATCGCCGATTACCCTTATTTCGATGACGGGGCCAAGGACAGCGCCCGGTTCCTGTTTGGGGTAAAGAACGCGGTGGTCGAGGTGTATGACGGCGAGATTACCATTGATGAGTTCCTGGCAGACAGTTTTGCGGAGTGGGACGCGGCGCAGGGGCAGATCCCGGAGGGTTCCCGGAATAAGACCATGTCCCATTACGCCGGCCGGATCATCAAGCGGCTGGGGAATACAGAAGAAGCCCACAAGCAGTTCCTGAAGGAGGCGGAAAAATGCAGCCCGCCGCTGGATGACGCGGAGCTTGCGGGCATCTGGGCCAGCGCTGTGAAGTTCGGTGCGAAGGTAGCCGCCCAGGAGGGATATATCCCGCCGGAGCAGTATAACCAGGACTTCCTGCTCATGCCAGAGGATTTCTCGGATGTGGGACAGGCCATTGTGCTGTCAAGGGAGTACATGGATCGGCTCCGCTTCTCCCCGGCTACGGATTACATTGTGTTCAACGGCTCGTTCTGGGAGGAATCCCAGCCTAACGCCCAGGGCATTGCCCAGGAGCTGACCGCGAGACAGCTTGAGGAAGCGGAAACAGAGATACAGCGGTGCATGAAGGAAATGTCGGAAAACGGCGCGTGGGCCATGCTTGCCGCGATGGGCGCCAAGAAAGCGATGGCGGCGTTCAGCGAAGCCCAGCGGCGCTCCTTTGAAAAGTATGAGCGGGCGGAAACCTATCGGAAGTACGCCATCAAGCGCCGGGATACGAAATACATCTCGGCCGCCTTAAAGGAAGCCCGCCCGATGATCCAGATCGAACAGCGTGTCTTGGATGCGGATGAGTTTTTACTGAACCTGCCGTCCGGCACCTGCGATCTGAGGACGGGGGCTGTTCGGGAACACAATGCCCAGGACTATATCACGAAGCAGACGGCGGTGGACCCGTCCGGGGATGGCATGGATGTCTGGGAGGATGCCCTCCAAACCTTCTTCCAGGGGGACACCGACCTGATCCGCTATGTGCAGGAGATCGTGGGGCTTGCCGCTATCGGCAAGGTCTACATTGAAGCGCTGGTCATTGCCTATGGCGAGGGCAGGAACGGCAAATCCACCTTCTGGAACACCATCGCCCGTGTGCTTGGCACCTACTCCGGCAATATGTCCGCAGACACCCTGACCGTGGGCTGCAAGCGCAACGTGAAACCGGAACTGGCGGAAGCCAAGGGCAAGAGGATGATCATTGCCGCCGAGCTTGAGGAAGGGATGCGCCTGAACACCTCCAACGTCAAGCAGCTCTGCTCCACAGATGAGATCTATGCGGAGAAAAAGTACAAGGCGCCGTTCTCCTATGTCCCCACCCATACGCTGGTGCTGTATACCAATCATCTGCCCAGGGTCGGGGCGATTGACCAGGGCACCTGGCGCCGGCTCATCGTAATCCCCTTCAACGCCAAGATTGAGGGCAAGGCCGACATCAAGAACTATTCGGACTTCCTGTTCAAAACGGCGGGCGGCGCTGTGCTTTCGTGGATCATCGAGGGCGCAAAGCGCGTCATTGCCAGCGATTACAAAATCGTCCAGCCCAAGGTAGTGCAGGACGCCATCCAGAAATACAAGGAGAACAATGACTGGCTGGCCCATTTCCTGGATGACTGCTGTGAGGTAGGGGACGATTTTGAAGCAAAATCCGGGGAGTTTTATAACGCCTACAGGAGCTACTGTCTGCAGATGGGCGAATACACCCGGAGTACGACTGATTTCTACTCCGCGCTGGAATCCACGGGAGTGGTGAGAAAACGTACCCGTACAGGCGTGATCATTTACGGGCTGAAACTCAAATCGGAGTTTGAGGATTAACAGGTGTGTAGGTCATGTACCTCTCTACCAGAGTTGCTCTAAGGAGATAAAAAAACAATATATAAGAGAGAATCGGGGGAAGAGGTACATGACCGTCACACAGGAAAAACGGAGGTTGAAAAATGCTTTTTTACACATGGATGATAAAGAACCATTTAAAGGGCAATTCCGCCAAGGGGCTTCTTGCCAGGAGCATGAAAGCAGAAGGAAATGGATTCCCTAAAAGGCGGCGCTTAAAAACGCTGGTCGGGTATCTTGAACATCGCGGCGCAAGCCAAGAAGTTATGGATGCCCTTGTGGAGTGTTGGGAGGAATACGAAAACCATGAGAGAGAAAGTCATCGAACAGAAGCTGGTTAAAGCGGTCAGGGCAAAAGGCGGGATTGCGCCAAAGTTTGTGTCGCCGGGATTTTCCGGGGTTCCTGACCGCCTTATCCTATTGCCGGATGGGAAATGCGGCTTCGTGGAAGTCAAGACCCCTGGCAGGAAACCACGGCCGCTACAGCAGTCAAGGATACGGCTTTTGCGGCGGTTGGGATTCCTGGCATTCGTTCTGGACGACGAGAGCGAGATTCCCCACATCCTTTCTGAGATCGGAGGTGACAGCGGTGGAGTTTAAACCGCACGATTATCAGCAGTACGCCATTAAGTATATCGAAACGCACGAGATTGCCGCCATTCTGCTTGACATGGGCCTTGGCAAGACAGCCATCACGCTGACGGCATTGTACGACCTGCTGTTCGACTACTTCGAGATTACCCACGTCCTGGTGATCGCGCCGCTGCGGGTAGCGAGGAATACCTGGCCCCAGGAGATCGAAAAGTGGGATCATCTGAAGGATGTCCGCTATTCCGTGGCGGTCGGTACCGAAAAGGAACGGCTGGAGGCGTTCCGCAGGGATGCAGACATCTACATCATCAACCGGGAGAATGTCCAATGGATGGTGGAGAATGTCCCCTTTGAATTTGACGCCATCGTGGTGGACGAGCTTTCGTCCTTCAAAAACTGGAACAGCAAGCGGTTCAAATCGCTGATGAAGGTGCGCCCCAGGGCAAAGCGCGTCATTGGCCTTACGGGTACCCCGTCCGGGAACGGGCTGATGGACCTGTTCGCCGAGTTTAAGGTGCTGGATATGGGACAGCGATTGGGGCGGTTTATCACCAAGTACCGCCAGGACTATTTCCGGCCGGATCGGATGAACGGTCAGGTGGTGTATTCCTATAAGCCTCTGCCGGGAGCAGAGAAACGGATCTATGACAAGATCTCCGATATTACCATCTCCATGAAAGCCGCCGACCACCTCAAGATGCCGGAACTTGTAAACAGCGAGTACCGGGTGTACATGGAGGAGTCGGAACGAGCCATTTATGATGAGATGTGCGAAGATCTGGCGGCACAGCTTGACAAGGGCGAGGTGACGGCGGCAAATGCCGGAGTGCTGTCCGGAAAACTCTGCCAGATGGCAAATGGGGCGGTCTATACGGATGACGGGGATGTGGAATATATCCACGACCGGAAACTGGACGCCCTGGAGGACATCATCGAGAGCATGAATGGAAAGCCCCTGCTGGTGGCCTACTGGTACCAGCACGACCTTGACCGCATCGAGGATCGGCTGCGGATGCGGAAAATCGGCTTTGCAAGGCTGGATTCTGACGCCAGTATCGCAAAGTGGAACCGGGGTGAAATCCCCGTGGCGCTGATCCATCCCGCTTCTGCCGGCCACGGGCTGAATCTCCAGAGCGGCGGTTCCGCCCTCTGCTGGTTTGGCATCACCTGGAGCCTGGAACTGTACCAGCAGACGGTGGCGCGGCTTTACCGGCAGGGGCAGACGGCGGGGACCGTGGTTGTACAGCACATCATCACGGACGGCACCATTGATGAGCGCATTATGAAAGCCCTGCAGTATAAGGACAGGACGCAGTCGGCGCTGATCGATGCGGTCCGGGCAAACCTAAGAAAATGAGAGTCAATCAAGGCAAATCCGAGGGAAGAAATTTCTTTTTCGGAGGTAGTGCCTATGAACAAGCAGCAGACGGAAATGAAGGAGTACCTTTCCCAGGCGTTCCGCATTGACCAGCGGATACAGAGCAAGATGGAGCAGGTGGCGTCACTGAATGACCTCGCCACACGGGCAACTGCGACCTATTCGGATATGCCCGGAAGTGAGACGAGGAACCTCCACCGCATGGAGGACGCCATCCTTTCCATCATTGAGCTGGAGGCGGAGATCAATGGGGACATCTGCAAACTGGTGCAGACGAAAAAAGACATCGTCCATAAGATCAAGGCTGTCCAGAACACGGAGTACCAGACCCTTCTGGAACTGCGGTATCTGTGCTTTAAGTCCTGGGAGCAGATCGCCGTGGACATGGGATATGAACTTCGGTGGCTGTACCGTCTCCATCACAGGGCGTTGGACGCCGTTTCTGAAATAAGCCACTAAAAGCCACTGCAATACACCTTGTCCCTGTGATATAGTTAGAATCAGAAAAACAGGACAAGGAACGAGCCTTGCGGGAGCAATCCTGCAGGGCTTTCCTTTTGCCCGGAAAGCGAGGTGCAGCGTGCCAAAGAAACCAAAACGCCCATGCTCCTACCCCGGCTGTCCAAACCTCACGGACGGGCAGTACTGTGAGGAGCATGAAGCTATTGCCCGGAAACGGTACAACAAGTACGGCCGCCCTGCTGACAACAACAAGAAGTACGGCAGGGCTTGGAAACGAATCCGCGACCGCTACGCTGCGGCGCACCCTTTGTGTGAGATGTGCCTGAAGGAGGGTCGGCTGACTCCTGTGGAGGAAGTCCATCACATTGTCCCCCTCTCGCAGGGCGGGACGCATCGGAATGACAATCTGATGTCTCTCTGCCAGTCCTGCCACACAAAGCTGCATCACGAGCTTGGCGACCGGTGACCGTGGGGCGGTCAAAATCTCCGGGACCTTCATGAGCGGACAGCGGCCTGGGGCTTCGTGCGCGAAAAAGGCGAAATCAAAAGGGTAATTAAGGGCGGCCGGCTGCGGCTGCTCATTTTTTCAAGGAAAGGGGTGAGAAAATGCCGACAAAATCTAATAACACAGGCGGGCGCGGCGGCGCGAGACCCGGTGCGGGAAGAAAAAAGTCCGCGGTCAAGGAGAAAGCCGAGAACGGCAATCCGGGCGGGCGCAGATTGGAAGTGCTGGATATTCCCGAAGTCGAGGGTGTTGATATGCCAAAGCCCCATGAGTTCCTCTCCGCCGAGCAGCGTGACGGAAGCACGCTCCAGGCGGAGGAGATATACACGGAAACCTGGGAGTGGTTAAAGAAGGTGGGCTGTGCGGCGAAGGTGTCTCCCCAGCTATTGGAGCGGTACGCCATGTGCAGCGCCCGCTGGATTCAGTGCGAGGAGATGACCAACCGCATGGGTTTCCTCTCCAAGCATCCTACCACCCAGAAGCCGATCCCATCCCCGTTCATTAACATCGGCATTAACTACATGAACCAGGCGGTGCGGCTCTGGAACGAAATCTTCCAGATCGTGAAGGAAAACTGCAGCACCGATTATGGGGAGATATCTCCCCAGGACGATTTGATGGAGCGTCTGCTCCGTGCAAGGAAGGGGTGAAGCCATGTTTGAGAAAGTAAATCCGTGCCACCCGGATAAGGTGGCCGACCGAATCGCCGGCGCACTGGTGGATGCGGCGTACAGGAAAGAAGAAAATCCCAGGATTGCTGTGGAAGTCCTCATCGGCCACGGTGTCTGTCACATCATCGCGGAGAGTTCCGTACACATTTCGCAGGATGAGGTGGACGCCATTGTGAAGCGTATCGGCGGGAATTTGCACCCGGATTATGTGGAAGTGCCGCAGGACGGACGCCTTGCCAACAACCAGGCAGAAGGAATCCGCTGCGGCGACAACGGTATCTTCAAAGGAATGCCGGTCACGGAGGAGCAGAAAGCCCTCTGCGAGATTGCCAAAAATGTGTATCACACATATCCCTCGGATGGGAAGTACATCATTGATGAGGCAAGGCTGATCCTCTGCCAGAGCAATGCGCCTACGGAAGAACTAAAAAGGTTATATCCCTCCGCCGAGGTCAATCCCCTGGGCGACTGGACGGGCGGCACGGATGTGGACTCCGGCGCAGCCAACCGGAAGCTGGGCAGCGACATGGCCGATTCCGTGACGGGCGGCGGCCTTCACGGGAAAGACCTCTCCAAAGCAGATGTGTCTGTCAATATCTACGCATGGCTGAAGGCGCAGGAAACGGGAAAGCCCGTGGAACTGTGCTGCGCCATCGGGGATGATACGGTGGACGGCATTCTCTATAGAGAGATCGTGGAGACTGCCCGGAGATACATCCAGAGCCTTGGCGGTTTTGAGAAATTTGCGGAATGGGGGCTGGTGCGATGAAGACAACGACCGAGATGCAGCTTGTACCCATTACTAAGCTGGTACCCTATGTAAACAATGCCCGCACCCACTCCCCGGAGCAGATCACCAAGCTCCGCTCGTCTCTCCGGGAGTTCGGTTTTATTAATCCCGTCATCATCGATCGTGACTATGGCGTGATTGCAGGCCACGGCAGAATCCTGGCGGCAAAGGAGGAAGGCATCAAGGAAGTGCCGTGCGTCTTTGCTGACCACCTCACCGAAGCTCAGAAGAAAGCGTATATCATTGCGGATAACCGCATGGCGATGGACGCCGGATGGGATGAGGAGCTTCTGCGGGTGGAGATCGAGTCTCTGCAGGGCATGGACTTTGATCCCCTGCTGACCGGCTTTGACGAGAAGGAACTGGCCGACCTGTTTGCGGATGATTCCGGCAGCGAAGCCAGGGATGATGATTTTGACCTGACCGCCGCGCTTGAGAAAGCCTCCTTTGTGGAGCGGGGTGATATCTGGACGGTGGGCCGGCACCGCCTTGTATGCGGGGATGTCACCTCCGCCGAGGATGTGACTCTGCTCATGGACGGCAGGAAGGCCAATCTCATCGTGACGGACCCGCCCTATGGCGTTTCCTTCAAAAGTTCCAGTGGTCTGACCATCCAGAACGATTCCATGAAAGACGAGGAGTTTTATAACTTCCTCCTCTCCGCTTTTCAGTGCATGGCGGAGCATCTGGAGAAAGGCGGCGCAGCTTATGTGTTCCATGCGGACACTGAGGGCTTGAACTTCCGAAAGGCGTTCATTGACGCCGGGTTCCATCTGGCTGGCGTGTGTATCTGGGTGAAGAACTCCCTGGTGCTGGGACGCTCGGATTACCAGTGGCAGCATGAGCCTGTGCTGTATGGCTTCCTGCAGAATGGCAAGCACCCGTGGTATTCCGACCGCAAGCAGACCACCATCTGGAACTACGACAAACCGAAGCGCAATGCAAACCACCCGACCTCCAAGCCGCTGGACCTGCTGGGATATCCCATCGGGAATTCCACCCAAGAGAATGCCGTGGTGATCGACACCTTCGGCGGCAGCGGCTCCACCATGATGGCCTGTGAGCAGATGAACCGTGTCTGCTGCATGATGGAACTGGACGAGAAGTACGCATCGGTCATCCTCCGCAGGGCCGTGGAGAACGGCATCCCGCCGGAGGATATTTTTGTGGAGAGAAACGGAGAAAAGATGATGTACTCCGACCTTGTAAAAGAGGTGGAGGTACCAGATGAATAAATTGACTCTCGGCAGCCTCTTTGACGGCTCCGGCGGTTTCCCCTTGGGCGGCCTGCTCTCCGGCATTACCCCCGTGTGGGCTTCGGAGATCGAGCCGTTCCCCATCCGGGTGACCACAAAGCGGCTGCCTTTTATGAAGCACTATGGCGATGTCTCCCGGATGGACGGCAGGAAGATTGAACCGGTGGATATCATCACCTTCGGCTCGCCTTGCCAAGATATGAGCATTGCGGGTCGGCGGGAAGGATTGGACGGCTCCCGTTCCAGCTTGTTCTATGAAGCCGTCCGGATCGTAAAGGAAATGAGGTGTGCAACTGATGGCAGATATCCAAGGTACATTGTCTGGGAGAACGTCCCCGGCGCGTTCAGTTCCAACAAGGGCGCGGACTTCCAGTCCGTCCTCGAAGAGATCTGCTCGGTCAAAGGATACGAAATTGATCCTGCTCGACCTGAGAGATGGGCAAACGCCGGGGAGATCGTGGCAGACGATTTCAGTCTCGCATGGCGGGTATTTGATGCGCAGTACTGGGGAGTCCCCCAGCGCAGAAAACGCATCTACCTTGTCGCAGATTTTGCAGGCGGGAGTGCCGGAAAAATACTATTTGAGTCCGAAGGCGTGTCTGGGTATACTCCGCAGGGCTTCCGCCCGTGGCAAGGAGTTGCCGGAGCTTTTGCGGAAGGCGCTGGAGCGTCAGGCTGCGTCTGCCTAAACGACCAGGGCGGCAGCCGCATAGATGTGACGGAGGATGTCGCGGCAACTCTCCGGGCGGAAAACCACGGGCACCCGCCTTGCGTGATGGGTGCCGCCGGCTTCTGTACCGAGCATTCCGCACAAGCCAGGGGCATCGGGTATGGGGAGGAAACCTCGCCCACCCTCCGTGCCGGTACGGTGCCGGCGGCGGTCTATGAGAACCATAGCCAGGACACCAGATACATCGGCCCTCTGGAGACAGCGCCCACGGTCAATGCCACTTATGGTATGGGCGGGAACAACCAGCCCTTTGTAGTGGAGACGCCTAAGACGCTGAAGATCCGCTCCGGCTGTGAGGGCGGCGGCAAGGGCGCGCTGATCCAGGATAATAAATCCGCCACTCTGGGCTGCAACAATGACCAGACACTGTTCGTGCCGAAGGTCTATGGTATCTGCTCCAAGGACAGCAACGCCATGAAATCGGAGAATCCCAAGAGCGGATTCTACGAAGCGGAAACTTCCAGATGCCTGGATGCGAACGGTGGCAATCCTACCTGCAACCAGGGCGGCATGGCTGTAGTGGCCCTGCAGGGTTCCATGATCGGCAGGGCGGATAAGAACGGCCCCCAGGGCAGCGGCGTGAATGAGGATGTGTCCTTTACGCTGGATGCCACCGACCGTCATGCGGTGGCTTACGGAATCGACCGCACCACATACAACATGGGACGGAACGCTAAGTTCAGTCTTGGAATTGAGGAAGAACTGGAGCCTACGATAGTGGCAAAAGGACCGGGCGCAGTGGCCTACTGCATGACCACCGGCTCCTATACCCAGGCGCTTGAAGAACAGTCACCAACCTTGATGGCAAGGGACTATAAAGACCCGCCTGTGGTGAACGAAACCGAGCCTGAGTACATCGTTCGCAGACTGACGCCCACCGAATGCGCCAGACTGCAGGGATTCCCGGACTGGTGGTGTTCCGACCTTGGCACGGCCAATCCGACCGAGGATGAAGTAGAGTCCTGGACGGAAGTATTTGAAACACACCGAAAGGTCATGGGAGCGTCCTCCAAGCCGAAGAGCCGCAATCAGATCATCAAGTGGCTGAAAGCCCCTCACTCCGATTCTGCGGAATACAAGATGTGGGGCAACGGCGTGGCGCTGCCTAACGTCTGTTTTGTGCTTTCCGGCATCGTGTACTATGCACAGTTATCCGGCGAATGATCCGGCAGCTATTCTACAGCAAAATGTGCGGAAATCGCTTGCTATTTCAGGGGTTCAGAGCGAATATGTGACTACCAAAAACAAAGGAGGTTTTCGCACATGGAAATTAGATACAATGTGACAGGCGCAAAACGCAAGGAGCTGGTCAAGGTCATTTCGGATGCCACAGGTGCCAGGGCGGAATACAAATTCATGCCCACCTGCAATTATGAGATCGACTACTTCACGGTCACCAAGGAAGGGACGCTCCTGTTTGACGACCGCGCCGACAGCGAGGAGGTCGAGCAGGTACTTGAAGCTATCACCGTCGCAGGCTTTGAATGCGAGGCACAGGACGGCGAGGAACAGTTCTTCGAGGAAGAATCCGAAGCCGCCGACACTGCGCCACAGGAGGCAAACGTGGGGCTGACAGTGGAGATTCCGCTGGACAAGGTGGCAGTAGGCAACCTCACCAAACTGCTGGATGCCAAGGGCAGCCTTATCAAAAAGGCGCTCGGTGTGGACGCTCTGCCAATCGAGATTCAGGAAGACCGGGTGGCATTTCCCTGGTTTATCGAGCTACCAGGCGCCGATGCGGTCAAAGCCTACACCCATTTCATTTCCGCACTCTGCGAGATGAGCAAAAACGCCAAGCGCGTGACGGTCACGGAAAAAGCTGTGGACAATGAGAAGTACGCCTTCCGCTGCTTTCTCCTGCGCCTGGGCTTCATCGGCAGCGAATACAAAGTCGAACGCAAGATCCTGCTGAAGAACCTCTCCGGCTCCTCGGCATTCAAGAACGGGGGTGTAGACCATGAAGTTTCCAAGTAGAGAAATCGTGGAGCGTATCCGCAAGGAGTTTCCGTCCGGCACCCGAGTAGAGCTGCTGCGGATGGACGATCCCCAGGCACCGCCAATCGGCACACAGGGCACTGTGATGGGCGTGGATGATATCGGCTCCATCATGGTCGCGTGGGACAACGGCAGCGGCCTTTCCGTGGCGTTTGGAGAGGATTTGTGCCGAAAGGTCAAGAACACATCTGATGGTGGTAAGCGGGTGTGAATTACACAATATCTTGCGGTCATCTTTGTGTAGTATATTATCGGAAATGGCCTTGCTATTATCCTCTTTTAGAGCGAATATGTGTACACCGAAAGGGAAAACACACCAAACGAAAACGGAGGATTCACCATGAACGAGAAAACAGCAAGGCAGATCGCAGAGATGAAAAACCAGACCATCGGGGTCGAGGTCGAGATGAACAACATCACCCGTCAGAAGGCAGCAAAGGTTGCCGCCGACTTCTTCGGCACAGGCAGATACGAGAATACCGCAGGCCGCAACGGCTACAGCACCTGGAGCGCCTGGGACGCACAGGGGCGCGAGTGGAAATTCCAGAAGGACGTTTCCATCGCAGGGCCGGACGAGCAGAAATGCGAACTGGTCACCCCGATCCTGACCTACGGGGACATCGAAACCCTGCAGGAGCTTTGCAGACAGCTCAGACACGCAGGAGCGAAAAGCGACGCCTCCAGAGGATGCGGAGTTCACATCCACATTGGAGCGCAGGGCCACACACCGCAGAGCCTTCGGAACCTCGCCAACATTATGGCAAGCCACGAAAGCCTGATCGCAGAAGCCCTGAAGCTTGACCGCAGCCGCATGAGCCGCTACTGCCGCACGGTAGACCCCAACTTCCTCGCCAAGGTCAACAGCAGAAAGCCCAAGACGATGGCGCAGCTTGCGGACATCTGGTACACCAGCCACGGCGCGAGCTACGGCAGAAACCAGCACTACAACGACAGCCGCTACCATATGCTCAACCTCCACGCCACCTTCACCAAAGGGACGGTCGAGTTCCGGCTCTTCCAGTTTGATGAGCCGACCGCAGAGCGCCGGGGCGGCATCCACGCAGGACAGCTCAAAAGCTACATTCAGCTTTGCCTGGCGCTGAGCCAGATGGCGAAGGATGTGCGGACGGCAAGCCCCAAACCCCAGCAGAGCGAGAACCCCAAATACGCCATGAGAACCTGGCTCCTACGCCTGGGCTTCATCGGCGAGGAGTTCGCAACGGCCAGAGATTTCCTGACCCGTAACCTTTCAGGAGATACAGCCTTCCGGCACGGCAGAGCAGCCGCTTGAAGGATTTAGGTTAAATGCCCTGCCCCTGACCGCTTCGGCGGTCTTAGGGTGGTAGAAGGACAAGTAACCTAAGTCCTCCAGGAAAGGATGGATACACATGAAAGAAAAAAGATACTACATCGCCTACGGCAGCAACCTCAATGTACCGCAGATGCGGATGCGCTGCCCTCACGCCACGATCCTCGGCACGGCTAACCTTAAGGGGTGGGAGCTGCTGTTCAAAGGAAGCAAGACTGGCTCTTACCTCACGATTGAGGAATGTACTGGCGGCACGGTCCCTGTGGTGATCTGGGAGGTGACGGCTGCAGATGAAGCCGCCCTCGACCGCTATGAGGGATTCCCCAATTTCTACTACAAGAAAGACATCAAGCTCCAATACAAGGGCATCCGTACAGGTAAGCGCAGAACGGTGACGGCTTTTGCCTACGTCATGCATGAGGACAGGCCCATTGGAATCCCCTCCAACTTTTACATGAGGACCTGCCTGGAGGGGTACGACACCTTTTACTTCAACAAGAACATTCTGATCGATGCCTACGATAAATGCAGGGAGGTATGCGGCTATGAAGGATAACATCATAAGGACGGCGGTCTGCCCGCTTTGCGGCAGGACCTACCACGGCGCTCCGGCGCTTTCCAGGGAGGACAACAAGACCCTCATCTGCCCGGACTGCGGCACCAGGCAGGCGCTCCGGTCCATCGGCGTGGACACTGCCGAGCAGGAGCAGATCATCGAGACGATCCACCGCCATATGGAAAGCCGGGAGCGTTGAAAAATTCACAATTTTGCTGTATAATAAAGTAATCTTGGTGGGGACAAATCGGAATTGAGGGGATAAAAATAAATGAAGAGCGGAAGAATTATTGTAATTACTGGCGCACCAGGAACAGGAAAAACCACAACATCAGCTATTGTTGCCAAAGAATCCACTATGGAAAAATCTGTGCATATGCACACGGATGATTTTTACCATTATCTTAGTAAAGGAGCAATCCCCCCACATTTGCCGGAATCTAATGAGCAAAATCTAATTGTGATTGAGGCTTTTTTAGAAGCCGCAAAGCGTTATGTCCGTGGAGGATATGATGTGATTGTAGACGGTATTATCGGTCCGTGGTTTTTAGAGCCGTGGCTAAACATTGTACGAGAGGGATATGAAGTGCATTATATCGTTTTGAGGGCTAATAAGGAAGAAACCATGAAGCGGGCGATTGAACGCTCAAAATTAGATAGAAAAACTAATATTGAGTTAGTAGAAATCATGTGGGAGCAATTTAATAATTTGGGAGCATACGAGAAAAATATTTTAGATACAACACAACTTTCCGTTGAAGATACAGTTTCTGCTATTAAAGAGAAAGTTGCAAATAAAGCGACCTTACTTCTTGAATCGCTTTAAAACTGGTAATACAATTTCCAGTTTGTCAACCTGTATTTTTAAGCATCGGTTAGAAATAGCCGGTGCTATTTTTATGCCATTTTGGAGGTGGTGCCTATGCGAAAACTGAAGAAATACACGCCTACCCGGTTTATGGCGAAGACCTCACACTACGATAAGGACGCTGCCGATTTTGCAGTGATGTTTATCGAGTCTCTCAGCCATACCAAGGGCACCTGGGCAGGCAAGCCCTTTGAGCTGATCGACTGGCAGGAGCAGATCATCCGAGACCTGTTTGGAGTTCTGAAGCCCAACGGCTATCGGCAGTTCAATACGGCGTACATCGAGATACCGAAGAAACAGGGCAAATCGGAGCTGGCCGCTGCGGTGGCACTCCTGCTCACATGCGGCGACGGTGAGGAACGTGCAGAGGTCTACGGCTGCGCTGCGGATCGTCAGCAGGCGTCCATTGTTTTTGAAGTGGCAGCCGATATGGTCAGGATGTGTCCGGCGCTTAACCGGCGCGTCAAAATCCTAACGGCCACCAAGCGTATAGTTTACGCTCCTACCAACAGCTTCTATCAGGTGCTTTCTGCAGAAGCCTACAGTAAACACGGCTTTAATATCCACGGCGTGGTATTTGATGAGCTGCACACGCAGCCCAACCGAAAGCTCTTTGATGTTATGACCAAGGGCTCTGGCGATGCGCGTATGCAGCCTTTATATTTCCTTATCACGACTGCCGGTACGGATACAAAGTCTATCTGCTATGAAACGCACCAGAAGGCACAGGATATTCTGGCCGGACGCAAAATCGATCCGACCTTCTATCCGGTGATCTATGGCGCAGATGAGTCTGATGATTGGACGGACCCAAAAGTGTGGAAAAAGGCAAACCCCTCTCTCGGTATTACGGTCGGCATCGATAAGGTAAAAGCCGCCTGCGAGTCCGCAAAACAAAATCCCGCTGAGGAGAATGCTTTCCGGCAGCTCAGGCTCAATCAATGGGTAAAGCAGGCTATCAGATGGATGCCGATGGATAAATGGGATAAATGCTCCTTTGCCGTAAACGAGAATGATCTGGAAGGTCGCGTCTGCTATGGCGGTCTGGACCTGTCCTCTACTACGGATATCACGGCTTTTGTGCTGGTGTTCCCACCGGAGGATGAAGATGACAAATATGTGATCCTTCCATACTTCTGGATACCGGAGGAACAGATGGATCTGCGTGTCCGCCGTGACCACGTTCCCTATGACCTTTGGGAACGTCAGGGCTTTTTGCAGACTACTGAAGGCAATGTGGTCCACTACGGCTACATCGAGAAATTCATCGAACAGCTGGGTGAACGGTTCAATATTCGGGAGATCGCCTTTGACCGCTGGGGCGCGGTGCAGATGGTGCAGAACCTGGAGGGCATGGGCTTTACAGTCGTTCCCTTCGGTCAGGGTTTTAAGGATATGTCCCCACCGACCAAGGAACTGATGAAGCTGGTGCTGGAGGAGAAAATCGCCCACGGCGGGCACCCAGTGCTGCGGTGGATGATGGACAACATCTACATCCGCACCGACCCGGCAGGCAACATCAAGGCGGACAAGGAAAAATCCACAGAGAAGATCGACGGAGCCATCGCCACCATTATGGGGCTTGATCGTGCGATCCGCTGTGGCAATGATACGGGAGCTTCGGTTTATGACAGCCGGGGCCTTTTGTTTATTTGAGGAAGGACGGTGATCACATATGGGTATCTTTTCAGGGCTTTTCCGTTCCCGGGATAAGCCCCAGAATCGCACCACGGGCAGCGCCTACAGCTTTTTCTTTGGCAATAGCTCGGCGGGCAAGCGTGTCAATGAACGCTCCGCCATGCAGATGACAGCAGTTTATTCCTGCGTCCGTATCCTGGCGGAGGCTGTGGCGGGACTGCCGCTCCACCTCTACCGCTACAAAGAGGATGGCGGCAAGGAAAAGGCCATCGACCACCCGCTGTATCTGCTTCTCCACGATGAGCCGAACCCGGAGATGAGTTCTTTCGTGTTCCGGGAAACGCTCATGACCCACCTATTGCTGTGGGGTAATGCCTACGCCCAGATCATCCGCAACGGTAAAGGTGAGGTCATTGCCCTTTATCCGCTGATGCCGGACAGGATGACGGTAGACCGTGACAGGGACGGCAAACTCTACTACGAATACACGTTCAGCACGGACGATGCGCCCACAGTCAAGGGCACAGTCGTGCGGCTGAAGCCCTCGGACGTGCTGCATATCCCAGGGCTTGGATTTGATGGGCTGGTGGGCTATTCCCCTATCGCTATGGCGAAAAACGCCATCGGCATGGCCATTGCCTGTGAAGAATATGGGGCAAAATTCTTTGCCAACGGTGCTGCTCCTGGTGGGGTGCTGGAGCATCCGGGAACCATCAAAGACCCACAGCGTGTCCGGGAAAGCTGGCAGTCCACCTTCGGCGGCAGCGGCAACGCCAACAAGATCGCTGTCTTAGAGGAAGGTATGAAATATACGCCCATTGGCATCTCCCCGGAACAGGCGCAGTTTTTGGAAACGAGAAAGTTCCAGATCAACGAGATCGCCCGTATTTTCCGAGTACCGCCCCATATGGTTGGCGACCTGGAAAAGTCCAGCTTCTCCAATATTGAGCAGCAGTCGCTGGAGTTCGTGAAATACACGCTGGAGCCCTGGCTGGTGCGCTGGGAGCAGTCCATCCAGCGGACGCTCTTTTCCGCAGAGGAAAAGAAACAGTATTTTACCAAGTTCAATGTGGAAGGTCTGCTCCGAGGGGATTATGCCAGCCGCATGAACGGCTATGCTACGGCAAGGCAGAACGGCTGGATGAGCGCCAACGACATCCGGGAACTGGAGAATATGGACCGCATCCCTGCCGAGGATGGCGGCGATCTTTACCTTATCAACGGCAATATGCTCCCGCTTGGCAACGCCGGAGCTTTTGCAGATACACAACCGAACGATGACGGAAAGGAGGAAAACCCCGATGAAGAAGTTCTGGAAGTGGAAGAACAGGACGGTGACGAATCAGGAGAATCAGACGGAAACAGTGGAGAGAACGCTGTTCCTGAACGGCACCATCGCCGAGGAAAGCTGGTTTGACGATGATATCACGCCCCAGCTTTTCAAAGAAGAACTGATGGCAGGCTCCGGCGACATCACCGTCTGGATCAACAGCCCCGGCGGCGACTGCGTGGCAGCGGCACAAATCTACAATATGCTGATGGACTACAAGGGCAATGTCACGGTCAAGATTGATGGCATTGCGGCATCTGCGGCAAGCGTGATCGCTATGGCTGGTACCCGCGTACTGGTATCTCCGGTATCCATGATGATGATCCACAACCCTATGACCGTGGCAATGGGCGATACCGCAGAGATGCAGAAAGCCATCGAGATGCTTGGGAGCGTGAAAGATTCCATCATCAATGCCTATGAGATCAAGACCGGTCTCTCCCGCGCACGTCTCTCTCATCTCATGGATGCCGAAACCTGGATGGACGCGAGCAAGGCAATAGAACTTGGCTTTGCAGATGAAGTCATGAAACGCTCCGAAGTGCCGGAGGATATGGAGCCGCCTGCGGTGTCCATGCTGTATTCCAAAGCCGCTGTGGTCAATTCCCTCATGGATAAGATTGCAGCGAAGTGCAAGACCAACCCGAAGAAAACTGAAGACCCCAAACCCCAGGGCCGCTCCGTGGATAGTCTCTACGAGCGGCTTAATTTGATGAAATTTTAAGGAGGATAACGACTATGACTATTCTTGAACTGCGCGAAAAGCGCGCCAAAGCCTGGGAGGCCACCAAGGCATTCCTGGATTCCCATCGTACCGACAAGGGCACTCTGTCCGCTGAGGACGATGCCACCTACTCCCGCATGGAGCAGGAAATTACCGACCTGGGCAAGGAGATCGCCCGTCTGGAGCGTCAGGAGGCGCTGGATGCGGAGCTGAACCGCCCGGTAAACAAGCCCCTCACCGGCAAGCCCATGAACGGCAAGGAAACTGCCAAGACCGGCCGTGCCACGGATGAGTACCTCCAGAACTTTTGGAACATGATGCGCTCTAAGACTCCTATGCCCACCGTGATGAACGCCCTGCAGATCGGCACCGATTCCGAGGGTGGGTATCTGGTTCCTGACGAGTATGAGCGTACTCTGGTAGAAGCTCTGGAGGAAGAGAACATCTTCCGTCAGCTGGCGAAGATCATCCAGACCTCCAGCGGTGACCGCAAGATCCCCGTGGTAGCCACCAAGGGCACTGCGTCCTGGATCGATGAGGAGGGCGCATACCTGGAGAGCGATGATTCCTTCGGGCAGGTGTCTATCGGTGCTTACAAGCTGGGCACCATGATCAAGGTTTCCGAGGAACTGCTCAACGACAGCGTCTTTGACCTGGAGAGCTACATCTCCCGTGAGTTTGCCCGCCGTATCGGTGCCAAGGAAGAGGAGTCCTTCTTCACCGGAGACGGTACTGGCAAACCCCTCGGTGTGCTGGCAGAGACCGGAGGTGCAGAAGTCGGTGTGACTGCTGCATCCGCTACGGCGATCACTGCCGATGAGCTGATCGACCTGTTCTACTCCCTGAAAGCCCCTTACCGCAGAAACGCTGTGTGGGTGCTGAACGATTCCACTATCAAGGCTATCCGCAAGCTGAAGGACAACCAGGGTCAGTACCTCTGGCAGCCTTCCCTGACCGCAGGCGCTCCTGATCTGCTGCTTGGCAAGCCGGTACGTACCTCTGCGTATATGCCTGCCATTGCCGCAGACGCCAAGACCATCGCCTTCGGTGATTTCAGCTATTACTGGATCGCTGACCGCCAGGGGCGTTCCTTCAAGCGTCTCAACGAACTGTATGCCGCTACCGGCCAGGTTGGCTTCCTTGCCTCCCAGCGTGTGGACGGCAAGCTGATCCTGCCGGAGGCCATCAAGGTGCTGGCGCAGAAGTCTGCGGGCTAATGAGAGGAGGCGGCGGTGATGGATGCACTTCTTTCTAAGGTCAAAGCCAATCTCATCCTGGCGCATTCGGCGGACGATGAGCTACTGAAGGGCTACATCACTGCCGCTGTTTCCTATGCGGAGAGCTACCAGCATATCCCGGAGGGCTACTACTCAGAAAATACGATGCCAGCCACTACCGAACAGGCGGTGATCATGCTGGCATCGCATTTCTATGAGTCCAGGGATGGCTCCACAGGCGGCTTCTTCGCAGACAACACCAATGCGGCACAGCAGGTGTGGAACACAGTCAATCTTCTGCTGCGGCTTGACCGGGATTGGAAGGTGTGACCATGAGCTTTGGCAAGATGAACACCTTCATTTCCATCGTAGAGAAACAGTTTACTCAGGATGAGGACGGCTTCAAGACGGAAACAGATGTGACCGTGGCAGAGGTGCGGGCATACCGGGAAGGTCGGCATGGCAGTGAGAAATGGGCAAACATGGCGTCCTTCTCTACGGCCACCGATCTGTTCCGATTCCGAGTCATTCCAGGTGTGGAAATAACAACGGATATGCGAATCCTCTGTGACGGGCATACCTTCGAGATCACTTCTGTAGAGGATGTCAAAGGCAGAGGGATGTATCTGGAGGTACTGGGGACGGAGGTGAAAGCGGGTGGCTAAAGCAACATGGAAAATGCCGGAGGACTTTCTGATGAAGGTATCCCGGCTGGCGGATAAGACGGATGAGATCATCCCGAAAGTGCTGGAGGCAGGCGCAGAGGTCGTGGAGGACAAGGTGCGCTCCAATTTGCAGTCTGTCATTGGCAGCGGGACAAAGTATGACTCCAGAAGCACTGGGGAGCTTTTACGCTCCCTTGGCACTTCTCCCGCCCTGCAGGACAGGAACGGGGATTTTGACATAAAGGTGGGCTTTTCCGAACCCCGTTCTGACGGCGACAGCAACGCCAAAATCGCCACCATCCTGGAATACGGCAAAAGCGGCCAGCCTGCAAAGCCGTTTCTGAAGCCCGCCCGATCGGCATCCAAAAACGCCTGTATCAGCGCCATGAAGGCAAAGCTGGGCGAGGAGGTGGAGAATATTTGAGTTTACTTTCGGAAATCAAGGCAGCAGTCACAAACTGCGGCCTGCCTGTGGAGACTGGCGTGTTCTCCGATGAGCCGCCGGAGGAGTACGTGGTGGTCACGCCGCTTGCGGATACCTACGAGCTTCATGCCGATAATCTGCCGGAATATGAGACTCAGGAAGCACGGCTCTCCCTGTTCTCCAGGGGAAATTATCTGAAGCGGAAAAAGCAGCTTTCCAAGACCCTGCTTGCCGCTGATTTTACCATTACGGACAGACGGTATATCGGGCATGAGGATGATACCGGCTACCACCACTATGCCATTGACGTGGCGAAACTATACGGACTTTAAAGTATGAACGGCGTAACGGCGCGGGCGATAAAGTCAAATCAGCGCAAAAGCTGGTGCGCGAATTGCTCCCGGCGGCTCGCCGGTAGATTGGAGGAATGAGATATGGCTACCATTGGCCTTGATAAACTTTTCTATTCAAAAATCACGGAGGACGAGGACGGCAACGAGACCTATGCCACCCCTACATCCCTTGCGAAAGCCATGACCGCAGAGCTTTCCGTGGAGCTTGCGGAGGCAACGCTGTATGCGGACGATGGCGCTGCGGAGGTGGTGAAGGAGTTCCAGAGCGGCACCCTCACCCTTGGCGTGGATGATATCGGCGCAGCCGCCGCATCTGACCTGACGGGAGCGGTGATCGACCAGAACGGCGTCATCATCTCCGCCAGCGAGGACGGCGGCGCTCCTGTAGCCATTGGCTTTCGTGCAAAGAAAGCAAACGGCAAGTACCGATACTTCTGGCTGTACAAGGTGAAGTTCGGCATCCCTGCTACCAACCTGACTACCAAGGGCGAGAGCATTGAGTTCTCCACGCCCACCATCGAGGGGACGGTCATGCGCCGCAACAAGGTGGACGGCCAGGGCAAGCACCCCTGGAAAGCCGAGGTCACCGAGGGGGACGCTGGCGTGTCCGCATCGACTATCACCAACTGGTACCAGGAAGTCTACGAACCGTCCTATGCGGAAACCACTGCGGCCTCTCTGGACGGCGAAGGTTAAGGAGGATCTGAGTCATGGATGAAAGAACAGCGATGGTCACCATCGGCGGCGTGGAATATGAGATGCTTCTGACCACCCGTGCTACAAAGCAGATCGCCGGACGCTACGGCGGCCTGGAAAACCTGGGCGAGAAGCTGATGAAAGCAGAGAATTTTGAAATGGCGCTGGACGAGATTGTGTGGCTCATCACCCTTCTGTGCAACCAGCCCATCCTCGTCCACAACCTGAAGCACCCAGAGGATAAAAAGCCGGAACTGACCGCCGATGAGGTGGAGCTTCTCACCTCCCCGATGGAGCTGACCGACTACAAGGACGCCATCATGGAGGCAATGTACCGTGGTACCAAGCGGAACGTGGAAAGTGAGCCGGAGGGAAAAAACACGGTGGCCGGGTAAGTGACGAGGAGTTGTTTACCCGGCTTTTGTATTACGGCATGGCCCATCTGAGTCTCTCGCAGGATGAGGTGTGGCTCATGCCGTTTGGTTTGCTTATGGATCTCTGGGAGTGTCATAAGCAGTTTATGGGAATCGCAAAGCCGAAGCAGATGCTGACCATTGACGATGTGATTCCCTATGGAATTTAAGGAGAGGAGGTGCAGCCCGTGGCAGATAATTTCGGTCTGAAAATCGGCATTGAGGGCGAGAAGGAATTTAAAAAGGCCTTGTCCGAGATCAACCAGTCCTTCAAGGTGCTTGGCTCCGAGATGAAGCTGGTGTCCTCGCAGTTTGACAAAAACGATAAGTCCGTGCAGGCGCTTTCCGCAAGGAACACTGTGCTGAATAAGGAAATCGAAGCACAGAAAAACAAGGTGGAAACCCTGCGGGCTGCCCTCCGGAATGCCGCAGACTCCTTTGGGGAGAACGACCGCCGCACGCAGAACTGGCAGATCCAGCTCAATAACGCAGAAGCCGCCTTAAACAGCATGGAGCGGGAACTTTCCGATAATGAGCGGGCCATTGAAGCCTTTTCCCAAGAGGAAACAGACGCAGCGGACGCTACGGAACGCCTCTCCCAGGAGATCGCCCGGCAGGAGGATGCGCTTGCAGGGATGAAGCGTGCCTATTCCAATGCCGTGCTGCAGTACGGTAAAGGCTCCAGCGAGGCAAAGGAACTGGAGGGGCGCATCTCCCAGCTTTCCGGGGAGCTTCGGGAAAACCGGGAGCGGATGAAGGACGCCGGGGATGTGGCGGAGGATTTCGGTGATTCGCTGGAGGACGCCTCCAACGGTGCGGATAAATTAGGCTCCGGCCTTTCGGTTGCTACGGTGGCGATGGGCAACCTCATCTCCTCCGGTATCCAGGCGGCGCTAAACGGCATCAAGGAGCTTGGCAGCGCCATCTGGAACCTGGACGAAGCCACGGAGGAATACCGGGTAGCCCAGGGCAAGCTGACCACCGCTTTTGAAGCGGCCGGCTACAGCGGCGAAGCGGCGCAGAAGTCTTACAACGAGTTTTACAAGATCCTTGGCGATACGGATACGGCAACGGAAGCCTCACAGCTTTTGGCACAGCTTGCCCAAAACGAGCAGGACATCACCAAGTGGACAAACATTGCCGCAGGCGTTTACGGCACTTTTGGCGATGCCCTCCCCATCGAGGGCATGATCGAGTCCGCCAACGAGACCGCTAAAGTGGGTGAGGTCACCGGCTCCCTGGCGGACGCCTTAAACTGGGTGGGCATCAGCGAGGACGCCTTCAACGAGAAGCTGGCGGCCTGTTCCAGTGAAAGCGAAAGAAACCGTCTCATCATGGAGACCCTCTCCGGGGCCTATGACGAGGCGAGCAGCGCGTTTTACCGCAACAATGAGGCGCTGGTGGCTTCCAGAGAAGGACAGGCGCAGCTTGACGAGACCCTGGCAGGGCTTGGGGAAACCATCTCCAATGTGAAGAACAGCCTCCGGGCGGAATTTCTCCCAGCAATCTCGGAAGTCATCTCCGCCTTTACCGACATGATAAACGGCGTGGATGGTGCGGATGAAGCCTTCGCCGGGGCCATTACGGGGCTGGTGAACACGGCGGTTTCCATGCTGCCGCAGTTTGTAAACACCGGGATGCAGATGCTGACCTCGCTGCTTTCCGGCATTATCCAGAGCCTTCCGGCTGTGATGGAGGGCGCGGCGCAGATCATTGTCACGCTGGCCCAGGGCATCGCGGCGGCGGTTCCTACCCTGATTCCGCAGATTGTCCTTGTGGTTACCCAGATTGTGCAGACCCTGATCGAAAACCTGCCGATGATCCTGGACGCGGCGCTGCAGCTGATTCTGGGACTGGCGCAGGGGCTGCTTAATGCCATCCCGGTCCTGATTGCGGCCCTGCCTGCCATCATTACGGCGATTGTGGAGTTTATCGTGGGGGCGATTCCACAGATCATCAATGCCGGGATACAGCTATTGACCTCGCTGGTTTCCGCGCTGCCGGAGATCATCACGGCCATTGTGGCGGCGATTCCGCAGATTATTGACGGGCTGGTGACGGCAATCCTCGGCAGTATCCCCCAGATCATTGACGCAGGCGTGAACCTGCTGATTTCCCTGATCCAGAACCTGCCGACCATCATTACCACCATTGTGGGGGCGATCCCGCAGATTATTTCCTCGCTGGTAAACGCCATCTTAAACAGCATCCCGCAGATCATCCAGGCAGGCGTGCAGCTATTTGTTTCGCTGATCCAGAACCTACCTACCATCATCGTGGAGATCGTAAAGGCGGTGCCGCAGATCATTGCGGGGATTGTGAATGCCTTTACCTTGTCTATGGGGCAGATCGTCAACATCGGCAAGAACATCGTGCAGGGGCTGTGGCAGGGTATCCAGAGCCTTGCCGGATGGATCTGGGACAAAGTCTCCGGCTGGATTTCCGGCATCTGGGACGGGATCTGCAGCTTCTTTGGCATCAACTCGCCCTCGAAGGAAATGGCCTGGGTGGGCGAGATGCTGGGCAGGGGCCTTGCCGGCGGCATTGAGGACAGCGCCGGTGAAGCGGTCAACGCCGCAGAGGATCTGAACAACGGCATCCTGGGCGTGATGAACGGCCTGGCTGCGGATATGCAGTCCGCAGTCCCGTCAAACTTTGCCTTTGATACAGCCGGGACAGTGGGCACCGTGGCCGGCGGCATGGGCGGAACGGGCGGTTCTTCCTTCGGAACCCTGATCACCATCCAGCAGATGATCGTCCGCAGCGAGGATGATATCCGCAGGATTTCCCAGGAACTTTACAACCTGATCCAGACCGGCTCCCGCGCCCAGGGTCGGTTCAGCACAGCATAAAAGGAGGTGCGGCCTGTGGGCTTTTCGTATAACGATATCACATCCAAGAGCATGGGCCTAAAGGCAAGGCTGACCTCCTGGCAGGTCAGCGGAAATTTGCGGAACTTTACTACAACGGTCCCCGGCAAGTACGGTGTGACGGATTTCGGCGCGGATTTTGACTACCGGGAGATTGTGGTCTCCTGCAGTATCTTCCCCAGGCACAGTTTTTCCGCCCTGGTTTCCACGCTGGACGATATCGCTGCGTGGCTCGACCCGGTGGGCGGCTTAAAGCAGCTCGTCCTGGATGATGTGCCAGACCGGTACTTCATGGCAAGACTGAACGCGGCGGTGGAGTGTGAACGGCTCCTGCGCTCCTCCGGCAGTTTTGATTTGACCTTTTTCTGCCCTGACCCCTTTGGCTATGCCATCGAGGATGAAAACTTTTCTGTCACGGCGGCGGGCAGTCACACCATAACCCGTCATACCGGGAACATGGAGTCGAATCCCATCTACCGCATTGAGGGAGAAATTACCTCCGGGGCTGGAAACTATATCAGCATTACCACCAACGGGCAGGAATTAAAGATCGTTAACGCCACCCTTGCGGCGGGCGAAACGCTGGTGGTGGATACCGACCGCATGACCGCCTATGTGGAGGATGAAAACGGTACTACAGTGCGAAACGGGCTGCCCTATCTGGAGGAGCTGAATTTTCCCACGCTTTCTGTGGGCGACAACACAGTCTCTGTGGCAGCGGCAAACGCTGTATTTACGGGGCTGGAAATCCAGGCAAGGAGCAGATGGAGGTGAGCGGCAATGGCACTGAAAACGATACTGAACAAACAGACGGACTTTACCGGCGAGTTCCCGGAAGAATGGGCAAAGGACGGTCTGTGGCGGTTCAATGAATCGGACCCGGATGAGAACGACTGCCTTTTGGATTCCTCCGGCATGGGGCGGGCGGCATACATTAATAACTGGAGCGGCACCAGCGCATCCCTTTCCGCAAACCGTCTGGGGAATTACTTCCGCATGAACATTGTGAACCCATCCTCCGAGCAGAACTATCTGAAGGTGACCAATGATGGCAGCATTTTCGCAAGCCTTGGGGCAAGGATTGTCTGCGGCGGCTGGATGAACCCCACCACCTATTCCGTGGGGAATACCTACTGCCCGATTTTTAACACCCGGTACGGGCCGGGGCAGCCAATCTTCTACCTGTCCCTCATCCGGGGCAATCCGAGGATCATGCTCTATGACGATACCGGGTCTTTGATCCTGGACGAGTCGGTGGACCCGCCCTTCTCCTTGGTCAACGGCGGCTGGTACTTTATCGCCTGCCTGATCGAGCCGGATAACAAAACGGCGCAGTATGTGGTGGGCGACCGGGGCAGCGGCACGGTGTGGGCGTCGGAGGTGCTTTCCTTTACCGGGGAACTGAACCGCTCCTGCACGGCGGATTTGATTCTGGGGATGCACGCCGACTCCTATTGGTACGCCGGAGGGCTGGACGATTGGTTTTTGGACTGTGACACCCAACTAACCGCAGAGGACCTGGAAAACTACTTCCTTTCCTCACTCTGCGCCAACGGCGGCGATACTTCCGGGGATGTGGATGGCATCACGGAGCCGGGGGCGGTCACGCTCCGGGCATCAAGCGGCGGTTACCCTTCGGAAGGTGTACTGACCACAGCGGCGGCAGACTGCAATCTCTCCGGCACCGGGCGTGTGTCTGTGACCAGCGAGTACATCTCCGGTGCCACGGCGGTTTCCCTGGTGGAGACTTCCACCAGCGATGACCTGGAGGAATGGAGCGATTGGGCGGCAGTCCCTTCGGACGGGAAACTGGCGTCCCCCAACCGGGCGTATATCCGGTTCCGGGTAACGCTGACTACCACAGACACCTCCCGGACACCGAAGCTCATCGATATCCGGCTCTATGACATCCCGAAAGCGCCCTATGAGAAGATCGGCTATGCCCGTCCGGTGGTGCTGGACAGTAATGGGGCATGGGAGGCGGTGCTGGAAAACGCCTATGACATCATTGTGACCAGCGAGATCAACGGCGAGGACACCCTTTCCTTTAAGATCCCCTACCGGGACGGCAAACGGGGGTATATCGACAGTGAGAAGAAGATCCAGATCGTGGATGATGTGTATAAGGTACGGACAGTTACCGACACCAGGGATACGGACGGCAGTGCCGTCACAGAGGTGTACGCGGAGGCGGAGTTCTATGACCTGACCTTCTCTGTCCGCAAGGAGGAACGTACCTTTGAAGCGGAGTACCCGGAAACGGCGATGGCATACGCCCTGGAGGGGACGGAATGGAGCGTCGGTACGGTGACGGTGCGGACACAGCGCACCTGGACCAGCACGGAGAAGAACGCTTTGTCCATCCTTCGGAATACCGCAGACCTCCACGGCGGCGACCTGGTCTTTGACTGCCCGAACCGGCTGGTGCATCTGCTGACGGTCAACGGCAAGGACAGCGGCGCGCTGTTTGCCTACAAGAAGAACATGAAATCCATCCAGCGAGTGGTGGACACCAGGGAGCTTGTGACCCGGTTGTACGCCGTGGGCGCGGAAGGGATGACCTTCGCGGACATCAACGGCGGAAGGCCCTATGTGGAGGACTTCACCTACACAGACGAGGTGAGAATCTCCACCCTGGACTGCTCCTCTTTCACGAATCCCTACCAGATGAAAGAATATACCGAGATGCGGCTGGCGGATTACGCAAAGCCCACCATTTCCTATGTGTTAAACGCGATGGACTTATCCGTGCTGACGGGCTACGAGCATGAAGCCTGGGAACTGGGAGATTACGTCCGGGTGGAGGATAAGGAGTTGGGGCTTTCGGTCACCACAAGAATTGTCCGCCGGGAATACAACCTGCAGGAGCCGTGGAACACGGTGCTGGAGCTTTCCACCACGCTGAAGAACCTGGGCAGTTCCGCCAGTGAATGGGACAACGCGGCGGATTCTCTGGAAGGCACCAGCATGGTATCCAACAATGACATCCGGGAGATGGTCCCCTTTAACCTGCTGCGGAACTCCCGCGCCGATGACGGGCTTGCCTATTGGGTCAGCTCCGGCTTTGAAGCGGACAGCGAAAACGGCGCGTCCGGCACGGCTTCTTTCAAGGCAGAGGGTGTGGCCGGCATGACCAAGAGCCTGTCCCAGACCGTCTATCCCGCCAACCGCTCCAGCTACACCCTGTCGGCACAGATCGGCTCGGAAAATCTGGAGAAGTTAAGCGAGGATTCCCAGGTGGGCATTGAAGTGGTGATCGAGTATGAGGACGGCAGCACGGAAAGCCGGTTCATTGATTTGTACTGATGGAAGGAGAACGGCATGGCATATTTATCTTCAACTTCTGCCAGGATCGCGCCGGAGAATTACTCCTCCAGGGTCAAGTCCATCACGGTGCGGGTGTGCATGACAAACTGCACCGGGACGCTTTTTATCACGGACATCCTCCTGCAGGCGGGGTCCGTGGCGACGGGATGGGTAGGCCATCCCTGCGAGATGAAGTGGACGCTGGATGGGTAAGATCGCTTTTATCCGGCTGGCGGAGGTCATTAACCGAAAACAGGATATGCGTGTCGTGAGCGTCACCGTGAAGCCTACCATCGCGGATTGCTCCGGCACGATCTATTTTACTGACCTGATGCTCCAGGAAGGTCCGGCGCTGACGGGATACACGCCCCATACCGAACCCTTCCTCCAAAAGCTGCGTGAGGATGGAGTGATCAAAGCTCCTGTCTGGTTCAACGGCGTGGTGCGGGGCGAGGAAACGGTCATCCTCTTTAACCTTGGGGAGACTTCCGCTGGGCTGGATGTGCATTTGTACCCCAAGTCCGACCTGGAAGCGGGGGCGGTTTCCCTCTGCCAGGGCGTGGGCGGCCAGAAGGTATCCTTCCCCAACGCCGTCCCCGCCGAAGCGGACCTTGCTCTGCTTGCCAGCACACGGCAGTGTACGAAGAACGGCAGCCCGGAGAAAAAAGAGGGCTTTTACCAGTACAGCGCCGCCTGGGATTCCAAGCATAAGGTGACGCTCCCGGAAGGGAAAACGGCGAGGGTGCTGTTTGAGATGCAGGAAATGCAGGATGGAGGTGAGCCGATCTGATGGACACACTGAAAGGCAAGCAGATCATGGTATGGACGTTCATGGGCAATGCCCGGATGTACGAAGCCCTCCGGGACTATGGCGACCGCATCAGCCAGATCGGACTGTTCTCCTTTAAGGTACGGGCCACCGGGGAGATTTACGAGAGCGGTGTGGCGATTTCGGATATGCTCACCTACATTAACAAGTGGCCACATATCAAGTGGCTGCTGACGGTGGCAAATGACGGGGCGAACAGCATCTTCCGCGCTCTGCGAGACAACACAAACGGGGCGCAGGAGATGTTCCTCTCAGAGATCGTCCGCATCATGGAGAAATACCCCTGGTGTGACGGCATCGACATCGATCTGGAACGCGGGGACGGCTATTCCACCCATGCCGCGTCAACCGCCATGTTCCAGAACATCTACAATACGGTAAAGAATTACGATGCCACGAAGCACATGAATATCTGCCTGCCGGGGATGACCAGCGTCAACGGCTCGGTGGGCGGTGAGAACTGGTGTGTCTACGGTGACCTCGATGCCTACTGTGACACGGCGTCTATTATGAGCTACGGCATGGCCTGGGCAGGCTCCGCGCCGGGGCCGGTTTCTCCGAGAAGCTGGCTGGAGGGCATTTACGATTACGCCACCGAGGTCATGGACCCGGATAAGATTTTCCTGGGAATGCCGGCCTACGGCTGGAACTGGCAGATTTACGATACGCCGGAGAACCTGGGCGAGACCTACCGGGGCGTTTCCAACACCTACTACGCCGCAAGGTACTGGATGACGGGAGCGTACAACTTCACAGGTGACGCGCCGCCCCAGCCCTTTCTCCCTATCGTGGCCTATTGGGATGATTATGACAAGGTGCCTTACGCCTTTCCCCATGTCTACGATTACATGGAAGGAGCGGACGCAGTTTCCCGCGAGTACCCTCAGCTTGCGGACACATACAACCGCAGACGCTACCTGACTGCCTACGGCAAGGAGCAGAAAATCGAGTTCGGAACTATTTTCATCGACCGGGACGCTGACGGCTACTCCAGCGCGTCCGGAATTGTCTCCATTGAAAACGGCATCGCAACCCTGGGCGATAACGGCACGGTGACCTACAGTTTTACGGTGAACGCAGCGGGAACTTACGATGTGGCGGTGCGGCTCTGCTATCCCTTCTGGGATAAGAACGGCATCTATGTGGCCCTGGACGGCAGCAGAAAACATTTCACGGAGAGCCGCCTGTGGTGGCCGTACTGGCGGAGTACATTCTGGACGTCCCTTGCGGAGAATGTAACGCTTTCTGCCGGTACGCATACCATTACGATCTCGGTGGATGTCAAAGGCGTGCAGTTTTACGGTTTCCGTGTCTGCTCCAATTTTTCTGAGGAGCCCTCCGCCGGAGAAGCCACCTTTGCCCTTGCGCCCAGGAGCTTTAAGGATGTGGACGGCAATATGGCTGTACCCGATAAGGGCTTTAAGCTGACGCTGGAGATGCTCCGAAGGAAGCCGGACTCGGCGCTCATCTGGTATGAGGACTTCCAGGATTACGGCGTGCTGGAGACGGACTACTGGACGGTGCGCTCCGGCTCCTTTGAGGTATGGCGGTCGGATGAATATTCGATGGAGCGTGTCTACTCCCAGCTTGAAGGGCATGGGGAGCTTGCGTGGCAGTATGACGGCTTTTCGGAACTGCATCTGCGGGCCAGGCTGGCTTTCCCGGCAAACGGCAGCGGCAAGGCGGGTGTGTTCTGCGGCAGCCTGTTCTGCTGCTTAAACTATGATACTCAGGCGGTGGAACTATACAATGATTCCACACTCCTTGGCAGCTACAGCCAGGAGATCGCAAGGACTCCATCGGCAGATCTGAGGGACAACCCCTCCATGTACACGGTGGAGATGCGTATCCGTGGAAACCGGGTGCGGGTGTATTCCGGCTCCTCCTATACCCTGCGCTTTACGGCAACGATCAGCGGCTTTTCCGGGGGCTACGCCGGGTACCGCTCGGACAACACCACGGTCTGTGAACTTCTGCGTCTGGGAGACGCCTGGACCTACGAGCCGTATGAGCGGTTTGATGTGGAGATGCCGGACGGCAGCTTTAAAAGCTACGGAAGGATCAGCCGTTCCAACTGCACCTGGGATGAGGAGTTCCAGGTGTTCACGCTGACCTCTGATGTGGAGGAAACCTCCACCCGGAGCGAGGAAATCTCCCTGGATTATGACTTCTTCCATTCCGACCTTTTAGAGATTTCCTGCGGCGGGAACTACACGGCGAAGGTCATACCAAAGGACATCAACATCTGGATTTCCCGGCTGTTCCTCGGAGACGCGGACGGTTTCTCCATCCTCTACTACCAGGACGTGGATTCTCTGGTCTACTGGGCGAACCAGGCGGCGTACCGCTGGAAGCTCCGGGGGATGTGTATGTGGTCTTTGGGGCAGGAGGATATGCGACTGTGGGAATGGCTGCCGAAGCAAACAGAATAACTTACGGGAACTGGCGACTGCCCTGCGGGGCGGCCGCTTTTTTCATACACAAAACCATTTCAAGAAACGGAGGTATCAACATGAAGGAACTTTGGAACACGGCGCAGGTGATCTTTGCGGCCATCGGCGGGTGGCTGGGCTATTTCCTGGGCGGATGCGACGGGCTGCTCATCGCCCTGGTGGTATTTGTGGCGGTGGATTATGTTACGGGCGTGATGTGCGCCATCTCGGACAAGAAGCTGTCCAGCGAGGTGGGCTTTAAGGGCATCTGCCGGAAGGTGCTGATCTTCCTGCTGGTGGGGATCGCCAACATCCTGGATGTACAGGTGATCGGCACAGGCAGCGTCCTTCGCACGGCGGTCGTCTTCTTTTACCTCTCCAACGAGGGCGTGAGCCTTCTGGAGAACGCGGCGCACCTGGGACTCCCTGTGCCGGAGAAGATGAAGGAAATCCTGGAACAGCTCCATGACCGGGCGGAAACAGAAAACAGCAATCAGGAGGATGAGTGATT